TGAAGAACGAATGCTCATCTTCGATCAAGATCTTATGTCGTTTACTATGGGTAATGCTATTACCATTGAAGATACAAACGGCAATAGAAAGCTCCTAAAGAAACGACAAGATGAAAAGATCGACAACGTAGCTGCTCTGATGGATGCCTACGTTGCATACAAGGCGAATAAGGAGGCGTTTGAATGACAGGTTTGAAGGGAGGTGACTCGTGGCAACTATCGGGTCCAGACTGAAGCACGCTTGGAATGCGTTTTTGAATATTAGTCCTGAAACACGTCAAATGTATTCTGAGGCTGTTGCGTATGGTGGCCGCCCTGATCGTCGAAGATTCACGATTCCGAATGAACGCTCCATCATCTCCTCAATTTACACACGCCTCACTATCGATGTCGCCTCAGTAGGTATTCGTCATGTTCGTTTGGACGACAGTGATCGATATTTAGAGGATGTTGACAGTGGTCTGAATAATTGTCTTACTCTAGAAGCAAACATGGACCAAGCCGCTCAAGCTTTTCGTCAAGACATTGTTATGACCTTGTTCGACAAGGGTGTGGCAGCTATTGTTCCTGTCGATACAACAATTAATCCAAGTCAATCTGGAGCGTTTGATATCCAGACACTTAGAGTTGGAGAAATTGTAGCTTGGATGCCTCAACATGTTAGAGTAAGTCTCTATAACGAACAGATTGGACGTCGAGAAGAGATCGTTCTTGAGAAAAAATTTGTTGCTATTGTTGAAAATCCGCTTTATTCAGTAATGAATGAGCCAAATTCAACTTTGCAGCGTCTTATTCGGAAACTTAATCTTCTTGATGCTGTCGATGAGCAATCAAGTTCTGGTAAACTTGACATTATCATTCAACTTCCTTATGTGATCAAGTCTGAGGCCCGAAGGCAACAGGCAGAACAACGTCGTAAGGATATTGAGTTCCAGCTCAAGGGCAGTCAGTACGGAATCGCTTATACGGATGGGACTGAGAAGGTTACTCAGCTGAATCGTCCAGCCGAGAACAACCTATTGACTCAGGTCCAATTCCTGACCGAGATGTTGTATGGTCAACTTGGCCTTACAGAAGCTGTAATGAATGGCACGGCCGACGAGAAGGCCATGCTGAACTACAACAACCGAACAATCGAACCAATTCTGACTGCCATCGTTGAAGCGATGAAGAGAACTTTTCTTACCAAGACTGCTCGTACTCAGAGACAGTCGATTATGTACTTCAAAGATCCATTTAAGCTTGTTCCAATCAATGATATTGCTGAGATTGCGGATAAGTTTGCTAGAAATGAGATTCTTACTTCAAATGAACTCCGACAAGTGATCGGATTCAAACCGGCCAAGGATCCGAAGGCTGACAAGCTTATGAATAGTAACATGCCTCAGCCAAATCCTCAGCCAAACAATGCTGGACAACAGCCAGTCCCCGTCGGGGCCGGCTCCAATACAAATCAGGAGGGAGTCAGTCAAAATGAAAGCTGATTTCAGCGGCTATGCAACTAAGGCTGGACTCAAGTGCTCCGACGGCCGAACCATTATGCCTGAAGCATTCAAGAACATGGATGGCATGACAGTTCCGCTGGTTTGGCAGCACGCGCACAATGAACCTTCGAATGTTCTTGGGCACGCTGTGCTCGAATGCCGCGAAGATGGCGTCTATGCCTACGGTTTCTTCAACGACACCGATGCGGCCAAGAATGCTAAGACTCTTGTCGAGCACAAGGACATCACTTCGCTGTCCATTTATGCCAACCAGCTGGTTGAGCGTGCGAAGCAGGTCTTTCACGGCGTCATTCGTGAGGTAAGCCTCGTTCTTTCTGGCGCCAATCCGGGTGCTCGTATTGACAATGTTGCCATTGCTCACGCTGATGGCTCGCAGGACGTTCTCGACGACGAAGCGGTCATCTTCACTGGTCTGGAACTCGAGCACGAGGACAAGCCGGTGCATAACAACGAGAACAACAACTCGAACGAAAACAACAATGATGGCGAAATTGAGCACGCTACTGCACAGGAAGTCTATGACTCTCTGAGCCAGGAGCAAAAGGACGTCGTCCACTATATGATCGCTGCCGCTCTTGAGGCACAGTCGGGGAATGGTACTCAGCATTCCGGCGACCAGAACAAAGAGGGCGACCTCACTCACAAGGAAGGAAACGAACCTATGTCTCGAAACGTCTTCGAGAAGAACGGCAAGGTCGCTGACGGTGAGAAGCACGTTCTTTCTCACGAGGATGTCAAGGGCATTGTCGCAGACGCCGTGAAATGCGGTTCTCTGAAGGAAGCCGTTGAGGATTACGCCCTCAAGCACGGTATTGAGAACATTGACATCCTGTTCCCGGATGCCAAGAATGTCAACGACGCTGCTCCGGACTTCATCAAGCGCCGGACTGAATGGGTTGCGGGCGTTCTCAACGGTACCAAGCACTCTCCGTTCTCTCGGATCAAGACTCGCACTGCGGACTTGACCTTCGAAGAGGCTCGTGCCAAGGGTTACATCAAGGGCAGCTTGAAGAAGGAAGAGTTCTTCGGTGTGTCACAGCGGACGACCGGTCCGACCACGATCTACAAGAAGCAGAAGCTCGATCGTGATGACATGCTCGACATCACCGACTTCGATGTGGTGGCCTGGCTCAAGGGTGAGATGCGTCTCATGCTCGAGGAGGAAATCGCTCGCGCAGTCCTTATTGGTGACGGCCGTGCTGCGGATGACGAAGACAAGATCAAGGACCCAGTCGGTGCAACGGATGGTATCGGTATTCGTTCGATTCTGAACGATGACGAGCTTTACGTCACCACAGTCGAGACCAATGTGGCAGTGAACGGCGACTACAACGACGTTGTGGAAGCTGTTATGCGCTCGATGCGTTTCTACAAGGGTACTGGTAGTCCGACCTTCTACACGACCAATCAGGTTCTCGTTGAGATGCTTCTCTCGAAGGACAACTATGGTCGCCGGCGTTGGAACAACAAGCAGGAGCTCGCTGCAGCTCTGATGGTTTCCGACATCGTCGAGGTCGAGGTCATGGACACCGTCGATGATCTGATCGGTATTCTCGTCAACCTCACGGACTACAACATCGGTGCAGACCGAGGTGGCGATATTTCGATGTTCGACGACTTCGATATCGATTACAACCAGTACAAGTACCTGATCGAGACCCGGGTCTCCGGCGCCTTGACCAAGGTGAAGTCTGCGATGGTGGTTCGTCGCGTCGCGAGCACTGACGTGGAGATCGAGCCGACGGCTCCGACCTTCGATGGTACTACCATCACGATCCCAACTGACGCCAACGTCGACTATGCAGTTAATGGCACTCCAGTCGTTGATGGTTCAACCCACGCCGTGGCCGCAGGAGACACGGCAGTAGTTACGGCTACTCCAACGGCCGGCCATTATTTCGAGAATAATGCTGAGGACCAGTGGAGCTTCAGCAACAACGCCTGATAAACGGAGCAGCTAATGGCAAGGTTCAACGGCTCTATAGGATTCGGCGAATCTGAGGAAACAGCTCCGGGTGTTTGGGAAGACGTTATCACTGAACGTTCATATTTCGGTGATGTAGTCCGGAACACTCGTCAGTTTAATGAGGGAGATAAAGTCAATGACGATATTTCTCTTCAAAATTCCATCAGTGTCGTCGCTGACACTTATGCCAACGGACATATATTTGCCATTCGCTACGTAGAGTGGGCGGGGACTCTGTGGACTGTCTCAGACGTCGAAGTGCAGAGTCCTCGCCTACTTTTGAGGTTGGGAGGTGTCTATAATGGGCCAAAGGCTCCAGCTCCAGAATCTCCTTGAGACCATTACAGACAAAGTATATTTCCAACCGCCAGCAAATGTGCAAATGGAGTATCCTTGCATCGTCTATCAAAAAGACGGAGCAACATCTCGTTTCGCTGGCAATATTCCGTATCGCTACAATCGGCGATATCAGGTAACGGTTATTGATCGGAATCCCGATAGTGAGATTACCGACAAAGTTGCTGCGCTTCCTATGTGTGTTTTTGATAGGTCGTTTGTAGCAGAGAACCTAAACCACGACGTCTTCAGTTTATACGTTTAGAGAGGAACGCAGATGACGCGGCTTCAGTGGGACAAGGTCGGTGAACGGGTCTATGAGACCGGCGTCGACCATGGTGTCCTTTACATTCCGAATGCTCAAGGGCAATACAACGAAGGTTACGCTTGGAATGGCTTGGTAACGGTTACTGAGTCTCCGAGTGGTGCCGATGCCAACCCGCAGTATGCGGACAACATCAAGTATCTCAACCTGGTTTCTACCGAGCAGTTCGGTGCCACGGTCGAGGCTTTCACTTATCCGGACGAGTTTGCTCAGTGTGATGGTACGGCTGAGCCGACTCCGGGTATCAAGGTTGGTCAGCAGTCGCGTAAGACCTTTGGTCTTGCTTACCGGACTCAACTCGGTAACGATGTCGACGGTACGGACCATGGCTACAAGCTTCACCTCGTGTATGGTGCTCTTGCGGCTCCGTCGGAGAAGGCTTATGGCACCATCAACGACACTCCTGAGGCCATTACGTTCTCATGGGATGTCAGCACTACTCCGGTTGATGTTCCCGGGCTCAAGCCGACTGCGTCTATGACGATCGACTCTACCAAGGTCGACGCCGACACGCTTACTCAGCTTGAGAACCTGCTGTATGGTACAGCCGGCGCCGATCCTCGACTCCCGCTACCGGCCGAGGTACTCGATCTGTTCAGCGGTACCATCACTGTGGTTGAGACCGATGCGCCTACTTATGACGCGGCCACAGACATCATTACTATCCCGAACGTTACCGGCGTCGTTTATTCTGTCGATGGTAACCCGGTTTCGGGTAGTTATGGTCCGATCACGGCTGACACTGTCGTCACGGCAGAGCCGGCTCCTGGTTACGAGTTCACTCCGACCTCGGATACCGACTGGACCATCAATCTCGCCTAGTAAATTTTGGAAGGAGACCAGAGAATGCTCACAATTATTGTTCCGCTTGAAGAAGGATTCAACGAAGCAACAAACGAATTTGTTACTTCAAGAGGTTTTGAGTTGGAGCTAGAGCATTCTCTGGTCTCACTTTCAAAATGGGAGTCGTTCTGGGAGAAACCCTTTCTCGGAAAAGAAGAAAAGACTTCTGAAGAAACATTATGGTACGTCAAGGCTATGATTCTAACCCCTAATGTTCCTCCGGAGGTTTTCGCTAAGATCTCTGGCGAGAATCTAGAAGAGATAAACACATATATCAATGCGAAGATGACTGCAACTTGGTTTAACGAGCGACCGAATCAAGTACCAAGTCGAGAAGTCATCACCGCAGAGCTGATTTATTACTGGATGGTTGCTCTTGGTATCCCGTTTGAATGTCAATATTGGCATTTGAATCGATTGCTTACTCTCGTTCGAGTTTGCAACATCAAGAATGCTCCTCAGAAGAAGATTAGCAAACGAGAAGCAGCCGAAAGGCAGCGCGCACTTAATGCTGAAAGGAAAGCACAGCTTAACACGAGTGGGTGAGAGGAGGAATAGATAATGACCCGACTAGTTTGGAACTCAGTTGGCGAAAGACTTTTCGAAGCTGGAGTCGATCAAGGCGTATTATTCGTCGATGGATCTGATGGTGTTCCCTGGAACGGTTTGCTTTCTGTTTCTGAATCTCCCACTGGAGCAGATGTAACAGGATACTTCATCGATGGTGTTAAATATTTGAGTCTAGTCTCAAGCGAAGAATTTGAGGCTACGATTGAAGCTTTTACTTATCCTGATGAGTTTGCTCAATGCGATGGCACAGTCAGCGTTAAGAATGGCTTGTATATCACTCAACAAGCGCGCAAACCGTTTGGTCTTGTCTATCGGACCAAGGTGGGCAATGATGTTGATGGTATTGACCATGGCTATAAGATCCACATTGTTTATAATGCACTTGCTCAGCCTACCGAACGAGCCAATAGTTCATGGACTGAGACTATTGACCCTGAGACTTTCAGTTGGCATATCGTTACGAAGCCACCTGTCTTTGCTGGTTTTAAGCAATCAGCACATTTCATCATTGATTCGAGGGAAACACCTTCATATTTGATGCATGAAATCGAAGATATTCTATTCGGGTATCAAGACTCAGAAGCTAGGCTTCCCTCAGTCGATGAGCTTCTAGCTATATTTACAGATTACGCATCTTCGACGTTCGACGCCGGTCTGATTACAGATCCGGAGCCCTTCTTCCAGACGTTTGATAGTGGCAGCACTCCAGACGTCGTTGAGACTGACACGATTGATGGAGGTTCGCCGTAATGGCCACAGCTATGCTACAAAAGCGAGGCACTGCGGCGGAATGGGCCGCACTGAATCCAATTCTCGAAGATGGAGAGATTGGTTTTGCAAGAGACACCAATGTCATCAAGATTGGTGATGGTGTAACTCACTGGCTCGAGTTGCCAGGTAATCCAGGACCTCCAGGCCCAACCGGTCCAGCCGGTCCAGCCGGTCCGAAAGGTGACCCAGGACCACAAGGTGTTGCTGGTCCTCAAGGTATTCAGGGCCCAGCTGGCACCGCAGGTCCTCAAGGCCCAAAGGGTGACCAGGGTATTCAGGGTCCAGCCGGTCAAGGCATTAGCGCCGGGATGGTTATGCTCTGGGGAGGCGCTGGAGGCGGTAGCATTCCCGCAGGATATTTGTGGTGCGATGGTTCTGCGGTTTCGAGAACTACTTATGCCGCATTGTTTGCTGCGATCTCGACATATTATGGTTCGGGTAATGGAACTACTACCTTCAACTTGCCAAACCTAAAGGGTCGAGTGCCGATTGGTTACGATCCGGCAGATGGAAACTTCGATGGACTAGGTAAGAGTGGTGGTGAGAAGACACATACGCTGACTATCGGTGAAATGCCTTCACACGATCATGGCGATACGTCTAGCGATGGTACTCATTCGCATGGTATTCCGTTCCAATGGGCGGGTACTACTACGGCGACTGGCTCCGCTCAGCGTGTGACTGACATTAACAATCTTACCGGTGGTGGTGGAACTTCTGAAACTGGTAATACGACCAGCGCTACTTCTGCACACAGCCATAACATTCCGGCCCAGGGTGGCGGCGGAGCACACAATAATCTTCAGCCCTATACGACCTTGATTTACATCATCAAGACCTAGAAGCAGAAGGGTGAGCCATGTCTGGTATTTCTTTCGATACTACTGGCTCCTTCAACAACACGGAGCGCTTTCTACAATCTATGCAGAAGCTTGAGATCAAGTCGATCATAGAACCGTACGCTCAACGTGGTGTTGCTGCTCTAGCCGCGGCTACTCCAGTCGAATCTGGACTAGCTTCTGAGTCTTGGGGTTACGAAATTGTTAGTGATAGTGAAACCACTGCTATTTACTGGACCAATACTGACATTGAAGATGGTTTTCCCGTCGCAGTAGCTCTTCAATACGGACATGCTACTGGAACTGGCGGCTATGTACAAGGTAGGGATTATATCAATCCTGCCATTAGACCTATATTTGATCAGATTGCCGAAGCCGTGTGGAAGGTGGTGACATCCTCATGAGTAGTATTGATGAACGCGTAGTTAATATGAAGTTCAACAATTCTGAATTCCAGCAGGGTGTCAAAGCCACCCTTGACTCTTTGGCTCAGCTTCAAAAGGGTCTTCAGTTACAAGGCGCTTCAAAAGGTCTGACTGATGTACAAACTGCTGCCAGTAAGTTCTCACTTGGTCATATCGGTGCGTCTGTTGACGCTATCCGTAACAAGCTTCGGAACATGTCGGTTGTTGGTATCGCCGCAATCAATGCTCTTACTGCCCATGCAGTCAATTCAGGCATCGCAATCGGTAAAGCATTCACGGTTGGCCCAATTGCAGCAGGTTTCGAGAACTATGAGACGCAGATCAATGCTATTCAGACCATTCTTGCAAACACCGGTCTCAAGGGTAAGCAAGGTCTGCAGCAAGTAAATGGTGTTCTCAAGCAGCTCAACACGTATGCCAACCAGACCGTCTACAACTTCTCCGAGATGGTCAAGAACATCGGTACCTTCACGGCCGCCGGTGTCAAACTTAAGCCGGCTGCTAACGCCATTAAGGGTATTGCGAACCTTGCAGCATTGTCTGGATCAAACTCAAACCAGGCATCGATGGCTATGTACCAGTTGTCGCAGGCTATCGCGGCTAACCAGGTGCATTTGCAAGACTGGAACTCGGTTGTCAACGCTGGTCTTGGTGGTAAAGTCTTCCAGAATGCGTTGTATAACACTGGGCTTGCGCTTCATACCATCAAGAATGCCAAGGTTGGCGAGTCGTTCGAGCAGTGGACCAAGGCGGGTAACACGTTCCGTCAGTCACTCCAGTCTGGGTGGGTAACCGGCAAGGTCCTAACTCAAACGCTTGAAGGGTTTACCGGCGATCTGTCAGCCGCTCAGCTAAAGGCCATGGGCTATACCCAAGCTCAGATCAAACAGATCCGAGAGATGGGTACGACTGCGGTCAATGCGGCAACCAAGATCAAGACTATTACGCAGCTATCTCAAGCACTCAAGGAAGAAGTTGCCACTGCTTACGCTGCAATCTTTAAGACTATCTTCGGTAACATCAAACAGGCTACTGCTCTGTTCTCGAAGGTTCACATTGCAGTTGAGAATGCTCTAACCGGCCCAATTTATGCTTTTAATAAGGTTCTTCAGGGTTGGGCTAAGCTTGGTGGACGTAATCTCCTAATCGAGGGCTTAGTAAACGGGCTACATGCTCTTGAATCTGTCATCAAACCGATTCATGATGCCTTCCGAGAGATCTTTCCGGCTCAAACTGCTCAGTCTTTGCTAAGCATGACTCAGTCTTTCAGTAACTTGATGGCAAACCTCAAAATAGGAGCAGATACTGCAAATAACCTCAAGCATACATTTGCTGGTTTATTTGCTGTTCTCGATATTGGCTGGCAGGTAATTAAAGCCGGTGCAAAATTCATAGCTGATTTGTTCGGAGCAGTCACAAAGGGAGAAGGCTCCGGCGGTTTCTTGCAAGCAACAGGCAACATTGGTGATTTCCTGGTCGCGCTTGACCAAGCGATTAAGAAGGGCGGCGTTCTTACCAAGTTCTTTAATGGGCTTGAGAAGGTACTGGCTGGTCCGATTGCTTTGATCAAGGCACTGGCTGGAGCCATATTTAGCCTGTTCAGTTTCAAGGCGCCAGATGCCAATGGTATTGCTAAGGCTTTCAATCCGATCGAGAAGTCAGGTCATCTGCTTACCACAGTTTGGGGTCAGCTGATTGGTATTCTGAAGGCGGTATTCCATTTCTTCGAGCCATTGGCTCAGAAATTTGCCGACTTCTTCAGCCACATTGGCGACGCTATCTCACAGGGCTTTGGTGGAATCAATTTCGCCGATGTCTTGCATACTATTGATACTGGTCTATTCGCCGCCGTGATTATCATGATCCACAAGTTTGTTCAGCGGTTTAGAAAGACTAGTACACCATTTGCTGGCTTGATTGATGCTATTCGCCAGCCCTTTATCAGTTTGACCGAGACGCTAGAAGAGATGCAGC